ACTATTGATGGCAAGCCTTTCTCCAGTGAGTTTAGTTTCACTAGGTTCTTGGTACCCGCCATGAATATGTATGAAGGCTGGGCGTTATACATGGATTGTGATATGTATCTACGTACTGATATCAATGAATTGTTTGAAGAGTACAATACAGATTACTATCCTCTCTACTGTGTCAAGCATCAGTATGAACCCGGTGATGGTTTTAAAATGGATGGGAGAGTGCAGCAGAACTATCGTAGAAAGAACTGGTCTAGCCTGATGTTGTTCAACTGTAGCCATGATCTTAATAAGAAGCTTACTCCTGAAGTTGTTAATACAATGCCGGGTGGTTGGCTACATGGCTTTGAGTGGTTGCCTGACAAAGACTCTGATATAGGTACAATACATGAAGAATGGAACTGGTTGGACAATCATTCACCAGAAGACATGAGAGCCAAGAACGTACACTTCACTACAGGTGGTCCTTGGTTTAAGGATTGGACTTGTAGTAGAGCTACCGATGGTAAGTATGCTGCGGAATGGAATGGAGATTACACCTACTTAGTAGGTACTGGTAAACTAGAACCATTGGATATTGTTTAATGAAGTATAAGTTTGTTACATGTTTTAATGAGGAGTACCTACAGAAGATGACATCTCAGTTGCTTACTCTGATGAGTACAACTTGGGAACCGTCTATAGAAATACATTGCTATTACTATGATATAGATATTAAAAACTATTCTCTTCCTAAAGCCAAGCATCTTTTCTACCATAACCTAGAAGAGATAGAAGACTTTAATGATTGTATTGCAGCCAATAAAGTTCATGATGGTACTGAGGGTGGTAGTGTTATATACAATCGCTCCATAGATGCAATAACATTTATTCCTAAAGTAATATCATTGACTGAAGCGGCCTTCAATAACGAAGACTGCTGGTTGTTTTGGATTGATGCTGATGCTATGTCCAAGAAGAACATTCAAGTAAATGATATTGATAAGCTCATGCCAATCAACGGTGATAAGTGTGATGTAGTTTGCCTCATAGACAAAGAAGGCGATCCTGATTATTTTCTACAGGGATTTAATCTGGCACGACAGACACCAGTAGATATGTTGGGTGATCTACGTGGCTCCTACATCTCTGGAGAATTTCTAAACTATCGTGAATGGTATGATGGTTTTATCATGAGTAGGTTAATGACTATCTATACTGCTCATGGTATGAGGGTGCATGAAGTAAGCACTGAGGATTCAATAGCTCAAGATTTATTTATACATCTTAAAGGTAGTACTAACATTGCCCTACGTGACAGCAGTGGCAATCGTATGTTTAAACTATCAGATGAAGAGACATCACCAGACATATTGCCCAATAGGTATAAGCAGCTTGCTGATATAGTACGCCTATATAAACCCAAGACTATCTTGGAAACAGGGACATGGAATGCTGGTCGTGCTATTGAAATGTCTCTTGCAGCTTTTGAGAAGCATGACAAAGTTCATTATATTGGATATGATTTATTTGAAGATGCAACCATAGAGACAGATGAAGAAGAGTTCAATGTAAAACCACACAATACTTTAGCAGCCGTTGACAAAAGGCTAACAGAGTTCAGTGAGGTAATGAAGACTTCTGATAAGGAGTTTACATTTGATCTACACAAAGGTAATGTACGTGATACTCTAACCAATTCTGATACAGTTGATCTTGCCATGATAGGTAGTGGTAATAGTATTAAAACTGTTGAACATGAATATAATATACTAAAAAATGTACCTGTCGTAGTGATGGATCATTTCTTTACAGAGGATGACGATGAAAATATTCCACCAGAAGAATACCACGGTGTTAAAGCCGTCTTTGATAAGATACCCACGAAGAAGGTTGATGCTCAAGAAACTACTGAGGATGGTTGGACTGTATTCGATGAGTCCACTACTGCTAGAAAATATATTCTACCTTCTGGTGATAGTGTTGTTGGCGGTGGGCATACTCACCTATGTTTAGTTCTATCAGATGAAGAACTTGTTGATTGTCCTGATGAATTAAAACGAGTACCTGTTGTTGTACATCCAAGAGATTGTGTGCCTAAAGATTATATTAAAAATAATATTAAATCAAACATGAAGCTACTGGCTGATAATAAATTTATAATTAAACATCCTCCTCATAGAGGTAAAGCTATCTTAGTTTCTGCTGGCCCTTATATTAATTTTAAGAAGTTAAAACAATTTATTAAAAAGAATAAGGATGCCAAGGTAGTCTGTGTTAAACACTCTTATCCTACTCTACTGGAGAATGGTATTGATCCTTGGGCGTGTGTTATTCTTGATCCTCGTCCTATCACTGGTGTCTCTACACATGGCATAGTACGTAAGGAATTATTTAAAAAGTTAAATCCTGATACTAAATTCATGCTTGCATCCATGACTGATCCTAGTGTTACTGAGCATCTCTTAGAGAATGACTGTGATGTATGGGGGTGGCATGCCTTTACAGACTCTCTAAGGGATGACTCAGAGCAAGGTAAAGAGATTAAGAACCAACAGGTTAAGATCACTGAAGAGTTAGGTCTACCCAAGGGTGCTACTCTCATTACTGGTGGTACATGTGCTGCCATGAGAAGCATTGGTATGCTACATACAATGGGCTTTAGGGATATACACCTCTTTGGTTTTGATTGCTGTATGGATGAGCCTACCAAGGAACAGATGACTGAGACAACAGGAGACTTAGAAGGTGGTGAAACACCTAGACCTAAGTACTTCCAAGTAACAGTAGACAACAACACATACTGGACTACGGGTGAGCTTCTGGCTATGGCTCAAGACTGTGAGAAGATATTCTCTGATGAAGGTCTTCAAGGTGTCTTGACATTTCATGGAGAAGATACTATGGTGTCTGACCTATGGCGTATCAAAGAAGAGAAAGAAAAACGTCCACAATTTGAGGGTTATTATGATTGATTCCAACGCATTTTTCAATAGGTATTCTCCATCAGCTAGGTATACTGAGCTTCTTGAAGAGTACAAGGATATGCACAAGTCAGCAAAAGGTATGTTCAATGGACGTAGCCTTGTAAAGTATGTTGATATTATTAAGAACTATTTAGAAAAGAACGAATGCAGAACACTTATTGACTATGGCTGTGGTAAGGGGCTTCTCTATACAGATGATTATGAACTGGTAACTGAGAAGAAACCTTTATATAAAAGTCTTGATAAACCTTTACCTGAGTATTGGAACCTCACTAAACATGCTCTATTTGATCCAGCACATGAAGAGCATAGTGAACTACCAATGGGGTTATATGATGCAGCTATATCTACTGATGTACTAGAACATGTACCAACATCTGATCTTAGATGGGTGGTAGGAGAGATAATTAACTTTGCAACGAAGATGGTGTTTCTAAATATAGCTTGTATGCCAGCCTTGAAACAACTTAAAGATGGAAGTAATGTACATATCTCATTACACAGTCCTCGTGATTGGCTTCAATTCATTGCTGAAATTGTAGATAAAAGAACTAAAGTTAAACATGATTTAAATGTATATGTTTTCTTTGATGTGTTTGACGAGAATAAAAATTTAGTAACAGAAGGTTATAAAATTCATAAGCGTATAAATATTATACCCCTGACTCAGAAAGATGAGAACGGTACAGTTTTAATGGGAGAAGACTAATGGTATTAGGAATAGCAGATTCAATAGTAGGAGTAGCAGGTAAGGTTCTTGATAAGTTTGTAGCAGACAAAGACCTGAAAGCTAAGTTAGACTTTGAGCTACGTAAGGCATATGCTGATGCCAACCTTGCTCAGATAGATGTTAATAAAGAACAGGCAAAACATCCTAGCCTTTTTGTTGCAGGGGCTAGGCCCAGCATCATGTGGATATGTGCCTTTGGTTTAGGATGGCAGTTTGTATTTCTACCTATAGCTGCATGGTATATAGCCGTGACAGGACAGGCAATACCACTACCAGATATTGAGACTGAAGGCTTGATGTCCCTGACACTTGCATTATTAGGACTTGGTGGTATGCGTACCTTTGAGAAAAGAAACGGTACACACAGAAATAATTTGAAGCATCGTTGATGGGACTCAATGAGAAGCAGGAGAAGTTTGCACAGTCCTATATCCTACATAGGAATGCAACTGAAGCTGCCAAGTCTGCAGGGTATGCAGCAGCATCAGCAGCCAATCAAGGCTATAGACTCATTAACAATGATGAAGTAGCTGAACGTGTCAGAGAACTAGAGAATGAACTTGAAACTAATGTAGATGTTATTGAAGAGATTGAGAACCAGTACACATTTGCAAGAGCCAATGGGCATACCAATAGCGCACTCAAAGCCCTAGAATTACTATCTAGGATTAGAGGTAACAACTCTGATATAGAAGGTGGGCTTGATGAAAAGTCTTTAGAGGATGGGATAGTACAGTGTCTAAATATTCTAGGTGCTGATAAAGTCTTTGCCATGTTAAACAAATGTGACTTCATGGAAGAAGAAGATAAAGACAATGATACTGATTAGCCCTCCCTTTGGTAACTATATTTCTTTGAAAGGATGCACCAGTGTAAAGGGTAGCTATACCTATTTAAAGAGAAGGGGCTTGATAAAACAAATTATAAAAACCCTGCGTCCAACAAAGGGTGGTTGGAGAAACTCTATTGGCCTACGCAACAAAGGCATCTGTAATATAAAGAAGTACGACAAGAATAGTATATACAGCATTGCGGCTCTTGAGCCTACATCTAAGCTTCACTATCCTCCTTGGTCAGCACTGCATTTTAAAATACCTAGTAAGGTATCACTGGAACTAAACATTGGATGTCCTAACGTATCTGGTATGTCAGAGCTTAAAGACTATCACATCCTACACTTTGTAGATAAGTTTGAGAATGTCATTGTTAAAGTTCCACCTACAGTTTCACTAGATAGTATTGCAAGGATGTATGGTTTAGGTATAACTAAATTTCATTTAAGCAATACACTACCCATGACAGATCACAATGGAAATGGATACGGTATTAGTGGTGAGAGATTAAAAGAACAGAACCTTCCATTTGTAGAGAGTGTTGCATCATTTTTCAAGTTAAGAAATGCTTCAGCATCTATTATAGCTGGAGGAGGTATCTATAAAGCAGAAGATGTAGAGGATTATTACAATGCAGGAGCTACAGATTATAGTCTAAGTACTGTATTCTTCACACCTTGGAGGGTTCCTGAAGTTTTAGATACCATAAAACACCTAAATCCACAGTAGGTGGGGTAGAAGGCCCGTACAGCAACATTGATACCTCTGGGGTAGGACAGGTTACAAACTACCCTAGAAGGCTACTCAGTGAGGCTCTACGGGCCTGTTTTTTTCTAATATCCGTACTGTGTTGGGGATTGACCCCCTTTTTTATTCCTCAACATCTTAAATATTCTGTTATGTTGTTTTATTATTGTTTTGGATTTGTTTTTATTCTTAGCCAAATCTTTTTTAATATCTTTCATATCTTGCATGACACGTTCCAAATCAAATTGCATCTTGGCCTGTGTCACAACAACAGACTTTTGTGACTCCTGTTCATAGAACTTGTATACTGTTTCTACTTTGCTATCCAGCTTGGAGACATACCATATCAATCCTATAGCTTGTAGAACCATAGCAAATATTAGTGCATAATTTAATTTAATGTTATTCATTTTCTACTACCACCATTAAATATCTTATCATTAAGTTTCTGTACCTGTGTTTCCAGTGAACCAATCTTCAGGTCTTGCCTTACATCACTTGGTAAAGACCCTGATCCCCATCGTCCTGCAGGCCACAGTTCAACAAACTTTGAGTTCTTGCTTACATCTTTAGCAATCATTTGTATTTGAAAGTCATTGTGTTGTACAGAAGCTTGTAGTCCAGCCAACCACCAGATAACACCAGCGGCCTGTACAAACAAACCAACTCCTAAAGTTATTAAAAATTTACTATCCATCATTCATCCTTTGTTAGATAATAACCAAACCAACAAACAGCCGCAAGTCCTGCTGCACATAATAAAAATTCTACTAACATCACTTATAACTCCATATCCACGGTCTAGGATTCTCATGACTATTTTCTAGGTCATCAATGTGTATAAACCTTTTTTCATATGGTCCTCTTTGTTTTACACCTATGCCTGTCATGCCACACTCCAAGGCTAGACGCACTAATCTAAGTGCTGGCTTACCCATAACTAATACATCAACAGCCCTGCCTTTGGTATGTGCTGAGAATCTATCACCACCTACTACCATGTTATGTGCAGGGTGTCTATACCCTGATGTAATAATCATTGGTTCATTAAACTTTATTCTTAACTTCTCAAGTTTTGACATGAACTCGTCGTTCATTTCGTACTCTCCAGTACCCCTACAAGCTAGTTCTTTCCTTGTAAAGAATTGTGAGTTGATAGACATTACTTTATTATTCTCTCCATTAAGTTATCTAGTTTACTTTCTACACGATCAAAGCGGCTCATAATTTTATCAAGGTCTTTATCAACCTCTTCTTTGAGTGCATAGTCTTTTGCAATTTCCTCTCTGGTTCTGCTTACCAGCTTTCTATTCTCTTCTATCTTCACATTAATACCTCGCATCCACCATATAAACGAGCCACACGCAAGACTCAGTATAGCATTCCATATCATGTGGCTTGAACCATCCATTACTTACTCTCCTCTTCTTCAACTAAATACAAAGGTTTTTTTGCAAATTCAGAATAAGATACTCTTAATCCTTTGTTAATTTCTCTTGTTTGTTCTTCAGTAAATCCCTTACTTCTTAACAAAGGATTTAATTTTATAGCATATGTGCTAGAAAAAGGCATGTCAGGTTCAAATAAACCGCCACGTTTAACAGAATTTGTAATTTTTGTAGTTAAAGGACGCATTAAATTTTTATCTATTTGCCTAGTAAGGTTATCAGTGGCTGATTTTAAAATGTCTCCTACTTTAAACCTTTTTACTTCTTCTTTTATCTTTCCATTCTTATCATAAAATTTATGAACATACTGTACATTTTTAAATACATTTAAATTCTTGGTAATTTTTTTCATAAGACCTAGTTTTCGTTCTTGTAAATCTCTATACTTATTAATAATTTCTTGTACATCTTCATTAGTTCTATTTTTTTTAAATACTATCTCACTTCCAAGAAATTTATTAAATGCTGCTGCACTTTTCCCCACTTCTTTCATATCATTATAGATGTGAAAACCCATAGCTTTATTTACATTAATTGTTTGTGGTCTTGTTCCTGTCGCCATATATGTTTTTATGTCATTTATATTTAAAGGATAACCACTAGCTCTTAAACCTCTACCTTCTTCTAATAACTCTTCACTATTACTTGATTCCACATAATCTTTCCATGCTTTATAAGTACCGCCAGCCAATAATCCTTTACCTAATTGTTTTCCAACTATTATAATTTTATCAGCTACTGTTTCACCGGGAATTTTGTTAAAAATAGGTCTTCCATTTTCATCCACTCCAGATAGTAAATTTATAATAGATTGAACAAAAAACTTAGGACTTGCAAACTGACCTGCTATAGTTTGAAATGATACTTTAAAAGCATTATCCAACACATCTGGAGATATACCTGCTGCAAAATCTCCTCCAAACATTTTACCAAGAAGTAATCTTCCCGGCCCTTTACCAGCATCCCACATATCAGCAGAGTTAGAGTGTACAACTCTTGTTCTTGTATAACGATCTTCTTTATTTTTTCTAGTATCATCTCTAACAAAAGGTTCTAAAAATATAGGTGAACTTCCTTTAGCCCAAGGAGCAGCAGTCATATTTAAAAATTGTTTGTGATACTTATTAATAGGTAGTGGAGTTCCTTCATTATTATTATACGGTGCTGGTTCAGTTTTTAAAGAACTGTTATTTCTATTGGCATATAAAGCATATCCTCCAAATACAGCACCAAGACCTGCAGCTTGTTTCATAGCCATTGATAAATGCGCTCTACCACCGGGTTGACCTGTAAGTACTTTTTTCATTGCTTCTTTTAAATCTAAACCAGTATGTTTAAACATACCTTTAGTTGTTCTAGCTAATTCAGTTGTAAATAAAATATAGTTACCAAACAAAGGAGTACGTGCAAACTTTATTGCTGCTGCTGGCGCACGTTGATAAGTAGCCATTGTATCAGTAACAAATTCAGCAGCCTTTCTTATAATAAATTCATCATAATCTATGTTACCTTTATAATATTTTCTTGGATTAGCTTTTTCTAAATTAGCCTTTCTTACATTATAAGCTATTAATTTTCCTATTGTATCAGGAGTTCCATAAGCTTTACCTAAAGTTTTCATTATTCTTTTATAAAGATTTTTAGTATTACCTGTATAAACATTTGCTAATTGACTTATTAATTCACCAGTTGCATCTTGATCTATAATTCCTAGACGTTTTAATAATGCAAACTCATTTACAGCCTGATTACTTCTTTTAGTAACAGCCAATCCAAATTTAGCAATACTTTTAACAGCTTCTGGATAAGCTCGTGTACTTAATAGTGTGCCGTTGGCTGCTAAGTTTTGTATCATTCCCATAGTATTTAATACATATGCAGGAAAATCAAGTATAGTTTCTTTAGCTTGTCCTAATGCAGCAGTGGTTCTTAAAACCTTAGAAAAACTTGAAGCAGCAGGTGCATTTAAATCAAAAGCAAATCTAATATTATCTGCAAGAGCTTTACTTGTAAAAAATTCTTCTAAAAGTTTTTCTTTACTGAATCTTGTTGTTAAACCTTCTTTATCTTTCATTATATGTTCCCAAAAACTTTGATCTTCATTACCTAATTTTTGAGAAGTTATCTTTGCTTTTATTGTAGGGAACTTTGGTATTAAACGACCTAAATCTATTTCTTTACCTACATTTGTTTTAAAATACTTGTGTATATTACTTATAAGTTCTACTTCAGATAATAATCTAGCTTGATTAACTAAGGTAGTTTCTAATTTTCCTAATGGGTCTTTATGTACACCTAAAAGTTCTTGTATTTCTGGAGCTAAATCTACATCACGTTTTCTTAATACAGCAGTTGCTTTAGGAGAAACTGTACCACCTTTTCCTGTAAGAATAGAATCTACTATACTTTTATCCTGATGGTTTTCAGCTACTCTTTGAACTAGTCCTTGAATAGTTGAATCAACCTCATCTGGATCGTCAATACCCCAATCTCTTCTAAGTAATTTTCTAGCATTCTGTATTTTTTTATAAACAACACTATCAGGATCATCTACTCTTTTTGCAAAAAACTCTTTAAATAATGGATAGTATTCTGGATTGACTGCAGCCTCATATGTTTTAGTATAATAAACATCTTCCCCTTTAGCTATAACTTGAATACGATCCTTACCTTTTAATCCTAATAAATCATTTAAACGATCATTATAACTCTGTATTCTTGTTTGAACATCTCTTACTTTAGCTATAAATTCTGAAGGTAAATTATCTGTCGTGCCTTTATTAATAAAATTTTCAAAATCTTGATCACTTACTTTATATTTTTTCTTACTTCTTGTTAATTGTTTTATATCATTTAAGAATAATGCTTCTTCACTTTTAAAAGCATTTTCTGATTCAAGGACCATTTCATAAAGTTGTTTAGGAAGTCCTCTCTCACTGGCAAATAATTTTGCTAATGTATTATTTACTTTTCCTAAAGTTTCTACAAACTTAGTACGTTGAGAAAGCTGTGGTTCAGGTTCTCCTATTTTAGGAATAACTAGTTTAGATTCTGTTGCTGTACCTGTAGAAGCAACTTCAGGTTCTACTTTAGGTTTAGAAGCTGCTCTTTTTTCTAATACTTCTATAGCTTCTTTTCTTGTGCTACCAAGACCAGCAAGGTTATCTTCTCCAACACGATACCATCTTGGAGAACTAAATTGTTCTGTATCTCTAAAAATACGATGTACTTCTCCATTGGAAAGAGTTACTTCATACTCCCCTGTTTCTTTAAAATCTGGTGTTCTCTTTACTGTTGCTGTACCTGTAGAAGCAACTTCAGGTTCTACTTTAGTAGTGGGTCTTATTGGTTTTATTGCCCCCATAAATTCTAAATCTTTTATTACTTCTAATTTAAACTCTTCAAACTTTTCATTATATAAAAGTTTTTCAGCCTCCATATCAACTGGCAGGTCATCTGGAGTTCTTTCTATAACTCTTTTATCAGCCCAAGCCCTTGTTCTTTTTGTAGCTTCTTCATTGACTAGCTTCTCTTCAACCTCTGAAAGTTTAGGAGAAACTTCTTTAACTTCTGTAGAAACTACTTCTGTATCTTTAGATGTTGTAGGAACATTTGCTGCTCTATCTTTAGTAACCAAAGAAGTAACACGATTACTTAATCTAGCTATTCCTAATGTTGCATACTTAGCTGCTAATAAAATACCACCTATACCAGTAGTTATTCCTGTTTCTTCTATGTATCTTTTAATAAGTTTTTCTTGTTCACTATCTTGAGGATTAACTTCTAATTTTCTTACAGCTTCTTTAACAGACTCAGGAAGTTTATTATTTATTCCATTTAAGAATCCCATAAGTTTAGTTGTAAAATCATCTGCTGTTTCAGGATTATCTCTTAATTTTTTATAAGCATCAGCTATTTCTTTATCTTGTATAATAACATTAGCAAGAGTATTTTCATCAGGTTCTAATTGAACACCTGCATGAGTAATCCCTGCACCAAATCCCCCTACAGAAGTAGCTCTTCTAGCTAAACTTGGTTTAATAGACTTCTCAACAAGATCATCGCCTGATTTACCCCACTTCTTTTTTATTGCATCATATATTTTTTCAGCAGACTTCTTACCCAAAGTACCTATTGTCATAAAACCTATTAAATCAGAAGCTATTTTTTCATTAGGAGTTACTTCAGGATCAAGGTCAGCTAAACCAATACTATTTAAATAATTATCAACTGCTTGTACAGGACCAAAATTAGCAACTGCATCTTTTATTTCTTTTGTATAATTAGGAGCAAACATAGTTCCTACAGATTCAGCTAATTTAAATGGAGATTTTGCTGTTTCTACAACAACTTTGCTTCCCATTCTAGCAGCACCTTGTTGTTTTAATATATCACTTTGTGTTTTTTGTTCAAAATATTTTTTTAAAGAACCTAAAACACCTTCATATTCTTTACCTGAATAATCAGTTTTAATAGGTAAGCCTACATCTAGACTTCCATAATACCCACCTTCTTCTTCAAACTCTTCAGGATCAACAGGAGGAACGTAAGTATTTTCATTCTTCTCCTGAGAAATACTATCTGTATCTAGAAAAGGATTAACAGTAATACTTTTATTATTCTGCTGAGAAGTGCTATTTGTATCTAGAAAAGGATTAGCAGTAATACTTTTATTATTCTGCTGAGAAGTATCCTTTGTATCTAGAAAAGGATTATCTACCATTTAATTTCCTAATGCTTTTTCAGCAGCGTATGGGCCAAACGCTATATCAAAAAGTGCTTTCATTTGATTAGTAGGATTATCTTTTAGTTGTTGTATTTTAGCTGCAGATGGTGTTGGTAACTTCTTAGATGACCATCTTCCTAAAGCTATATTAGCTTGAGTCATTCCTTCTATTCTATCTCCTTTAGCACTATATTTATATATATTAGCTAAAGAAGATATGTATCTTGTTGCTAATTTTGATTGTGGTTCTGTTAAATTCTGTCCATTTGCTTGTACTAAATTATCATTATCATCTAATATATGACCTAATCTAAGAGCTACATCACCTTTTATTCGTTTTAAAGTTTGATTATCAAGACCTGCCGTTAATCGTTTTTCTTTTATATCAAATTCTTTCTCTCCTTTTTTAAGTTTATTTGCTGCATTCATGGCTTTTAAATAATCACCATGTATTTTATATTCCTCCATAAATGCTTTTCGTATACTACTATCCAATCCTGCTAATTCTTTTTCTTGTGCTTTAGTAAGACCCAAGAGTTTTATTTCACTCTTAAATCCTAATGTATCTACATCTTTCATAAACTCCATTTCATCTTTTGCAAGTCTCATAAACATTTTATTCTTTTCTTTTCTATCAGCATCTGCATCAAGAGTAGCTTTGTTCATACCTTTTACAAAATTAGTAGCAGCATTACCACCCGGTTCAGCTATTGCCGCAGCAACTGTAAACCAAAACCTTCTATTTGCATTTGGATCATCACCAACAAGTTTTTTAACCATGTCTTGATATTTATTAAATCTTTTTTGCTGTGTTTTTTGAAAAGCTTCTGTCTCTCTTCTAATACCTTTTATTTCTTTTTCATTAGCGGCTCTATTTGCTGTTGCCTCTGCTACTTTATCTTTTGCTATTTGTGCTGAACTTCCTAATACAATCTTTTCTACATCATAAAGACTTGTAATAGGAGGTAATGCGGTTTCACTTGCTACTGGAGACTCTGCTATTTTCATAGTTGGGTTTTTTTCTCGTTTAGCAAAAGCTTCTTCAGTACCTACTACATCTCCAGTAATACTTTTAAAAGGCATGTTCTCTTTAATTACATTAGGAATATCTGAAACTATATTAGTTTCCTCACCTTGTTCAGCACTATCAATATATGGTTTCAATCCTCCTCCTCCTCCTGTTTGCCTATACACTACAGGCGGCATAACTTGTCCACCCATATTTCTACGCATGTAGTTCATGTAAGGACGAGCTTGAGATGTAGAGGCAAGACCACCACGAATAGAACCACCACCTTTAAATGTTGGTAATTTAAAACCACCAAGTCCTAAACCAATACCAGCCAATGACAGTAGAGTTTTACCCATACCCGGCCCACCACCATATTGTTGACCTGCTGTTTGATAGTTAGGTTGTTTCCATATTGGATTACCTAGAAGAGATTGATACCATTTATTAAGTTCATTTCGTGCAAACTCTTCTTTATCATAGTATTTTGTTTGGGCTTCATCCAACATTTGTTGAGCCATCTTTTGTTTTTCTGTGCCTATAGTATCTAATAAAGCTTGCTCTTTAATACCACCAGTAAAGATTTCTTTATTTAAATTTTGCAATGCAAGGGCAGTTTGCCTTTCTCTTTCTTTCTGAGACTTAAATAAGTTCTGAGCATCTTCATAAGCTTTTTGCTGACCTGTGGCTTCTAAATCTGCCAGTAATCTATTCTGTCCTGCCTGTGCTTCAGCAAACTGAACACCAGCCCTAGACCCTAGACCACTCATACCACCTGCAGCTACAGCCTCTGCTTCAAGCTGTGGAAGTTTAGTACCTTCAAATTGACGTTGGGCTGCTGCTTTCTGAGCATCAAGAGAAGCTCTAAGATAAGGAGACATATACTTTTGAGCTTGGTCAGGAGTAAACTCAGAAGTAACTCCTCTAGTTAAACCAAGAGCTTCTTGTTGTATAGGAGCTTGGCTTCCTACTAGAGATGCTAAACCTTGTTGAGAAGCAATTTGTTCAGGTGTAAAACCAGCAGTAGTCATACCTGTATATGGTCTGTAGCCTCTTTTTAAATTAGACTCATAGAGCTTTTTATAAGCATCTTGTGCTTCAAGCATATCCTCTCGCATCCACGAAGGATATACACCCATACTACTCCCTGTAGTGGTAGTTGGTTTATCTCCAAAATTCATGACTATACCCTTTCCATCATTGGTCTTAGTGCAGCTAACCCATTAATTTGTTCTGGTTGCTGTGTTGTTCCATATGCTCTTTGTCGCACATTCTTTACTACTTGATCCATAACATCTGCTCCTGCATCTGCACTACCATTACCAAGTGCTGACATGGTATGAGCATCAACTACATATTCATCTGGACTAACAGCAAGCGTACCTACCTGACTTCCTGCTTGTCTTTCTACTATTGGCATGTAAACATTATCTTGCATACCATGTCCTCTTCCCGGTACTTGACCAGAAAATAAATCACGCATCATAAGATTCATTAAACCACCACCAGTTTCTGCAGTAACAGGAGTTTGAAGAGAAGGCATCAAAGCATCCATTGGTAAACCTTTTGATGTACTAAGTCCTGCTCTACCTGCTAAGTCTATTATAGCTTCTTCTTGTAATGATTTACCATTTTCTTTAGGTTTAGTTAAAATTGTATTAAGTGTTTCTTTAGGAGGTGGCATAGGCATAGGTATGGGTGGTGGAACAGGCTGTTGCATAGCTGCTCCTTCTTGAGCAAATCCTTGCATAAGTTCTTCTCCACTCATACCACCTAAAGCAGCAGGACCAACACCCGGAGGGGGCATAGGAGGTCCACTAGGAGGCATGGAAGACCCACCAGCACCCGGAGGTGGTCCTATTAATCTAGCATCATCTCTTAATGTAGAACTATCCATAACTCTTTGTATCTCTTCCATATTAGGTACTGAAGTTTCAATCATTACTTTACTCTTCCATAATTAGATTGCATTTGTGTTTGTTCTGCCATGAAGTTAGAGTCTTCAGTAGGCTTTAACTTTTTAAATGTTTCCATCTTTTGTGTTAGTAAGTATCTACTATGATCAACAACATTACCTTGATTAAGATTACTAACATAGGTACTATTATTAATTAAATTATGATATTCTTCTGGTGACATTTTTTTCATTAGTTTAAATCCTGCCAAGATGTTTCTGATCCAAGACTAACATATCCTTTATACTTTCCTGCACTTGCTGCATATGCTATATCTCCTTTACGAGGTCTTCCTATTTCTGATAATGTAACCACTGTATAAATATTAGTAGCTGGTGCAGCATCTACATCTACATCTCTAGTTTCTAATTCACTTGTTAAAAGACCAGACCATGTTTCCAAAGTTGTATATAACTCTCTTAACTCTTCATCACTTGTATCAATAAATCTTGTAGGAAATGTTGGGTATCTTGCCATTATCTTTCCCCATCAGGTTGAAATCCTAGTCTGACTGATCCCCACTGCCAGCTTGATCCCTGTGAACTACAAGATACCCTAATTTTTGCTTGCCTTCCTCTTGCTCTAAAATTAATTTTATCTGTTTGTTGAGTTACATCAAACTCCTTAGTTATTTCTTCACTACTCTCTGGATATTTTTTAGTAATAATCTTTACTCTTAACTTACCTGTATTTAAATCAAAGTCAGGTATTAATTTATTCATAAATAATATTTGATTACCATCTTCTATATCAAAGTCAGCAGACTCTACAAAAGAAGTTATTGTTCTATTATTTTCTGTATAGTAATCTGCAGGTTCATTATTAAATAATTTATTATTACCAGTAGAAGAACCATCAGCATTAATAGAGACACCTGTAGTAATAGTATTACCAAATACTTCTTTATCTGCAAAGGTTGTAAAGACTCCTGTACCATAAGTCCAATAGTTATTCTCAGGAGAAAATATTACATAGCTATCACACTCTGTAACTCCTGATCCATCAGAAGCATAAAGCCAAATAATTTCTTTAAACTCTGAATTAACCCCTGTATAAACTTTAGTGCTATATTTAGTAGCTAATCTATCAAATATAAATCTACGTACTGTACAATCAAGAACTCTTACTTGACCATCATATTTATAAAAGTTATCGTATCCCATCCAGTATGAAATACCATTATAGTCTACTGCTGCATGTGGTGCTATCATTCCACAGTTAGTACCAGCAGGTGTAAATCTAAAAGTAAATGGTGGTCCAACATATTGCATTGTCCACATAGCATTATCAGTCCAAATATGAATAGCATTCCTTGAACGAAGACCACCTATAATTTTAGTACCATCAGTTAGAACAACCTCACCAGATGTAGAACTTACTGAAGGAACCCAATTAGTACGATTATCTTGATCAGACCAACGAACTAACATAGGATCAAATGTACCACTAACAGTAGCAGTAGGAGAATAAGAATTAGAACCTAAAGCTATCAAGTGTCTATCGTTAGGTGATACAACAATTGAGTTGACACTGATAGGAGAAGTTGTTATAGATGTAGCTCTAATAGGTACAGTAGAAGCATCACTTTCAAAATAAAATATATTACTTCCACTTCTATTTGCTACAACATCATCTCCCCAGTTGTCAAGACTCCATTGAGTTATATCAAAAACAATATCAGTTGCATCTGCACTAGCTGGTTCATTCCATGATCTTTGTGTAGCTGCTGCTGATCCAGCTTCTTGTGGATAAATACGAGCAGTCATGTCAATATTAGATGTAACATCTCCTGATGCAGATGCTGCTGTTTCAACATTAAAAATAATTTGTGTACCATTTACAGATACAATAGTAAACTCTGGTCCTCCAATAGCAACTCCACCTAAAGATGACTTAGTTAAAATTAAATTACCACCAACTGTTGCAGGAACCGCACCAATAGAAGACGGTATAAAAAATACTGTATCGTCTGCTGCTCCTCCATGTGCTGCTGCACAAGATACTGTTACTAAAGTATTACTTCCTGTTGCAGTAATTTTACTAATACCAACCGAAGTTGGCTCTGCTGCATTAAAATCTGCAGCACCATAACCTGTACCACCAACAGCTATTGAATTACCTGTAGGTATTAAATAATTAAATGTAGCTGACCCTGTATCACTTGCTGTAGCATTAGCAGCATCTGTTACAGAAATTGTAAATACAGCGGCACTATCTACTGATACAACTTCATAGGTATTACCCTGTAGACTAACATTATTAAATGCTGCTGATGAAGTAAAATAAACATAATCTCCAACAACTCTACCATGTGCAGCATCTGAGCAACATACTCTAGTGCTACCAGAAGAAGTACCAAAAACATTTGCTAAAGTAACGGCTGTTGTAATTGGTGTTATATCTACAACTCTATCACCATCATGTTCATAAAGCCTATCAGGTGTACCAAAGACAGCCCTCTTTTTATTATTTCCGCTTTGGTACGTAATTAAATCTCTAGCACTTCCCTCAAATGCAGTACTTACTTTAGTTTCATATCCACGCATATTCTCAGGTTTACCTGAACGAAAGCGTACATGGTTTCCATCATACCATTTGCCTTCTTCTTCATATTGAGTAGACTCTCTATGAAGACCTTGCTTCAGTTTAATTTTAGATAGCGTAGTCATTAATACTTACCTATTTAAGATCGTTTACCATTACTGCATCAACTTTATCAGTAGCTCTTACAGAGAATACTAATAAGTTTACTGCTCCTCCCGCAGGTGTTACAACTGGATCAGAACCTCCTGCAAATTGAAATACAGAATTATAGCCTAGAGTATGACCTCCTCCAGAATTTTGAATACAATAGATATGTCCTGTCTGTCCTACTGTTAAATTAGTAGGGGCTGCTAATGTTCTATCACCACCTAGAGTTACTAAGAATTGATTGTTGGTTGCCATATTCATTACAATACTTGCTGCATCTGCAATCGTTGTTATTGTTTGGTGTACAGGTGCATCATCAAGTGATACGGCTCCTTCAAGAAGTATTGTACTTTTATTAACTTGTGCGCCTTCTACTGTCACAGTACTTTTAAAATTAGCTGCTCCTGATACAGTAACCGTTGAAGCAAACTTAGCCGCACCTTCTACAGATACAGCAGCTTTAAAAGTACCTGCTCCTGCCACTGTTACAGTACCTGCTATTTGAGCATTATTACCTACAAATAAATTATCAGCTATACAAACATTATTAGGTAAAAGATTAGCACTTCTTACTGAAGTTCCATCACAAACTACATGTTGAAAAGTTGTACTTGATGGTCCTAAAGTAACACCAGTATTACCTGCTACTCTCATCATAACTACATTACTAGTACTTGTATAAGTAGCTTTATTTAATATAGAATATGATTTAGTATTGCTAGGAACAACAAGAAAGATTGAAGTAGCTACTCCTCCTACTGATCCTTTGATTTCCAAGAAAGCAGATCGTGCTTGATCATTAGCACCATCATTAGCTGTTAAGTTTACTGTTGCAGCACTACCAATAGATACAGTAGTATAACCTGCTATTGCTTCATCAGCAAGACTAATGACACCATCATTTAGAACCTGACCCCAACTATTAGGGTTGTCTCCATCACCCTGCTTAGTCAGCCTTAAATTAGTTGTGTATGTACTTGCCATTTAACATCTCCTGATATAATATCCATAACATTTTAATTATCCTTGTGTACCTGAAATTGTACCATTGTTTGTAACCGTTACTGTATTAGAGTTCTTTGCAACTGCATATCCACTTGCACCACCAGTACCACCAGTTCCTTGAGTGCCGCCTTGTGATGCTGCTGTACCATTACTACCTGCGGCTCCATGCGCTCCACCATCACCACCAGCACCTGAAGTTGCAACATTACCAGCATCAGATACAGTACCACCACTTCCACCACTTTCAGCAGCATTAGTACCAGCACCTCTACCACCAGCACCACCTTGAACATCGGCTGGACTCTCGTCATCACCACTTTCGTCATAGGCTCCACCGCCTCCACCACCGCCGCCACCTCCTGCGAGGACAGAAGCACCAGAGTTTACGACAAGAGTAGAATTACATGCAAATGACATGGCATCACCACCTGTGCCACCATTTTTACCATTAGCTTGTGATTGTATAATACTACCACTACCTGCAAGACCACCATCACCACCAAAGCCTTTAATAGCACCACTAATATAAATTAGTACTGTATGTATACTTCCAATAGTGCCTGTCTGCCATGCAGGAGTTGCTGTTCCTGTGGAAGTTATAGTAACACCAGAATTTAACCTATAGGTAATAATTGTTGGTACATCATTATCAAAACCTGCTGCATCCAACAAAGTTCTGAGATTAACATTCTCAGCATCAGATGATGTAGTAAT